TCTGCAGTTAAGTATGGTGTAGATATTTCAAAAGCTGAACCACCTGATAATACTTGACCTTTATCTTTGAATACTCTCATATACTGATTACCAAACTCAAGAACATAAGTTTGTGTTGTAGAAAATTCAAAAGGTATTAATCTTGTTTTAGCACTACTTGTTTTTACTTCAGCTATAAACTGAGTACCCGGTCTACGAGCTGCAGCACCATGTGGATAGATAACTATATTCTCAAGTGTCTTACAGCCTGCAGGATATTTAGATAGATCATTTCTACCATCTAGTCTTGGTGATAGTTCACCTGCTGTAAAATTTGTAAGTTGTGCAGCTACTCTAGCCATGTATTAGAACCTTGCGTTTATAAATGTACCAGCATCTATAACATCTGCCATTCCATCTTCTTGAGTAGTATTATATCCTTCAGTTGAATCTACAAATCTAGCATCTTTTAATTTATCTTGATAAAGAGCTATCATGTTTTGTTGTGTGGTATTGTTAGATGTAACAGCGTATGCTATATCTGCAGCCAATGCTGCTGATAATGTTTCTCTTAAATTTTCATCATATTGATTTGGGTCTGTAACTCTTGAGATATATAATATCTTCATAGAAGAGTTGTTAGATAAAATTGATCTACCTTCTACTTTGTGGTTTGAATCAAAATCTAATATTCTAAGTAGTCTTAAACAATCACCGGGTAGATCATATTTAAAACTAAATCCCCATGCAGGAGTATCTGTTGATGATGATAACTCTAATCTTTTCTGTAAGCAGTTCCAAGGGTGTGATCTAAATACACTATCTCTTATTTGAGTATATCTAGCATTACATAGTCTGCCATTTTTTGAATCTTCTGTTAAGGAAACAATAGTTGTAGCACCTAGTTGATTTAATGCTCCATTACAAATGTCTACTATTGATGCCATACTACTTCCTTATAATATACTTACGCCTTATGTGTCTATCTTTTTCTAAGGCATGGATTTCTTCTTCTAATCTTTCTTCCTTAATATCAAATCCATAATGATATTTAGGACCATACTTAAATCTGTCTACCAACACATATCTGTATACATAATTATCTTTTCTAAAATGTAGTACAGTTTTTAAATCTTTTATTTGCTTCATTGCATCCTAGGGGAGTTCCACTCTCGCTTTCCTCCCCTAAAATTCTATTTATTAGTCAATTACATATAACATTTGCAACTGAATAGTACCAGTACCATTAGCACCTGCTAATGTAACTGTAACTGGAACACCATCTTTGTTGGCATCTGTTACTGCATTTTTGTCTAATGCAATCGTGTCTAACACTGCAACACTCTGTGCAGAAGTTGAAGCTGCTGCAGCTTTGTATTGATCTACGTCTGCTGCTTCTGCTGTACCATCTGCTTTAGTGTGTGCTGCGTAACCTACAGAGATAGTAGTCGATGAACCTAACGCATCATACGCTACTGAACCTGATAAAAGTCTCGCACCATTTGGTATGCTAAACATGTGTATTGTTGATTGTTCTGCACTCGCTTCGTATTCTGCAAAAGCTACTCTTACTCTTCCAGCAAGTTCGTTTGCTTTTACTTTTTGTGAAGGTGTAGAATCAATCTTAGCTTGTTGTATTGAATCAGCCATAATTATATCCTCCTTCTATTACGCTTCGTGTGCTTGAACTTCTACTACTTTTTCTTCTTCCATTCTTGTAGCACCAATGCTCATGCAGTAGTACACTTGAGTAGCATAAGATTTATCAGCTCTTTCGTCAATACGAGCTTGAACATCTTTACCAACTGCTAATGTAATACCATCCTGTGCAAATGCGATACATGATCTTTTAGAAGATGCAATAGATAGTCTGTTTGATACTATAAAGTTAAAACCTAAGAACGAGTTGATTTCACCATTTGCTAATGCTTTAACAGTGTTGAAATCTGAACTTGTTACTTCAGTTGTACCTAATAGATCAGTGATTTGTCTTGGGGATACCACGATAAATCTAGCGATTGATGGGTCTACACTTGCTAAGTCAAACTTTTCTTTTGCAGTTCTTAACTTCGCAATAGTTAAACCATCAGTTCCACTTTCTGTAATCTTCTGTGAAGAAGGTAATACAGTTGAAGTCGAACCTGTTTCACCAGTAAATGCAGTTCCTGTAGCGGCACTGATTACCACATCATCCATAGCTCTACCCATTGCCATAGCAGCAGCTTGAGCATAAGATGAAGTCGGGTCTATTAAGAGTCTCACTTTATCTTGTTGATCTATTAAATCCGCAAATTCGTAGTCCGCAAGAGATACTCTTCTTCTAGCATGCGGAGTGTCGATCTGTGGAGTGTCGGAGTGTCTGCTAGTTTTTAAAACAGCAGTTACTTTCCCTACTTGATCGAAGAAAGCATTTTTTCCAACAACAGATTCAAGACGAACTTTGTCTCTTAATAACGATCCCATTTGTTGAGATAGCATTTGAATGTTAGCAGAATACTGCTGTACAAATGCTGTAGTTACTTGTGATGACATATTAGTCTCCCATTGTTATCATTTATATTAAACAATCAGAGAAGTTATCCGCCTACGCAGGCATCTCTTGGATTTTAAGTCTTTTAGACTAGAAGTCTATTCCTTCTTGCCAGTAAGGTTCTTACGAATTGTCTTACCTTTAATCCATTTATAATAAATTTCACAGATTGGCAAGGGGTCTTGTTTCTGAAATTCTGTACCTGTTTCTTTAACAATTCTTAAAATCTCAAGTTTAAGCTCTTCGTTATTTAAGTGTTCATTTGCTGCCACTTAACATCTCCCTTAAAGTATAAACTTGTTGAACAACTTTATCATGATTAGGGTGCGAAGAGTTCCAATATGGACCATTCTTATCATTCATAATCTGATCTATTTCAGTTTGAATATCCTCACTTCTATCCATGTTTTCAGATTCAGTAGACAATATTTTATCTTCTGACATCATGTTTGCAATCTTTGCAAAACCTTTGATGACATCAATATTATCTCCAAGTCTACTTCCATCTGCTAGTTGCATTTCAAATACTTCTGGTGAAAGATTAGCAGTAGCTAATGATTTAGCTTTTGCAATATTTGCATCATAGTCTCTACCCCATTCTTGTCTAAGTAAGTTTTGAGCTTGAGCTTGTGATGTTTCTGCATCTACTTTTGCTTGTTGAGTTTGTGCTTCCATATTATTTTTATAGAAATCTAAGACACCTTTTGCTTGTTCGTTATTCAAACCAAGTTTAAAAGATTGATCTTGAAAACTTTTGATAGCTTGTTCATCTAAAGAAACAACATCTGATTTTACATCTAATGAATATTTATCTGCAGATTCTGGTCTACCCATTTTCATATAGGCTTCTTCCCATTGATCTTCAGTAAAGTTTTTATTAGGCACAACCATCTTATCTTGTCCTATCATTCTAGTTGCGTTGATGTATGACTTTGCAAGTGCATCTATCTCTGTAAACTTTTCAATGTTAGGATCGTTTCTATAGACTTCGCTAATAGTATCTTTCCAAGTTGATTGGGTGGGTTGTGGTGCAGGTGTGTCTGCTTTGGCAACAGTTGATTGTGTTGCTTGTGGTTGTGCTTCTGTAGTTGTCTGTTCTACAGGCACAGTTTCCTGTGTTATCTGTTCGCTTGACATTTTATCTATCCTTTTTTTGCAGCATTGATTTTATAAATAGAAGAACGCTGCGTTGTCCTTCCATATATGCACTTTCATGACTATCACCTTTTATATTTGTGGTAGTCATAAAATGACATCGTTTTTCAAGATCAGCCATGACTCTTACGCCTTCGTCTGAATTGAATACTGTTTTATAATCTGTTTGTAGTTCTTGTAAGTATTTCTCTAGTTGTTTTGCTTCCATACTATTCCGCTTCTGCGTTTGCTACAGCTCTTGCTTCGTCTGGCAATGCTTTCGCTAGCGGTGCTATATCTCCTCCTGCTTTGGCTACTTGTTGCAGTTGTTGCATCTGTGCCATTTCTTGTTGTTGTTGTGCTGCTTGTTCTCTTTCAGCGTTTACTTGTGATTGTAGTTTTAAAACTTTTTGCGGTACGCCAACTAAGTCTGCTACATGCTTGACTAACGCATCAAAGTTTATGTAATCAAATACAGGAGCAACATTAGCAAGTGATCCTAATATTTCTATTGCTCTAGTAATTGATGAAAGCTCTGTTCCTTTTTGTGCTTTGGCTAATGGTGATACATATTCTATTTCTATATCTTGACCAGATAAAAACTCAGGTGCTTGTGCAAACTGATTGTTTCTAAGTAGTATTGCAAAGCATCTATCAATCATTGGTTTTAATAATTCTGATTGTAGTCTACCTAATACTGGACCAAGTAATCTCATCTTCTCTTCGTTTCTTTGTATGACTTCTGTTGCTGTCATTTGTGGTCCTTGTTGTAACAATAGTTGATCTACATAGAATACATTTCTAATTGCAGTTCTTCTTTGTTCTTCCATATTCAAACCTAATGGATTGTTTGCACCAATGTTTAATGGTTCAATTCTATCTCTTGTACCTGATCTATAAAAGTTAAGTCCTCCCGGTACAGTTCTAACTGGTAATAAAAAACCATCATCAGGAACTAATAGCGGTGGGTCTACTTGTTTCTGTGCAGCTTTGATAGTTGTCTTTGACATTTCATTTAGCATCTTCACATCTGGTAGTGCTGTCATTGCAGGTGATCTACCATAGATTTCATGTGATGCTTTTAAATATCTTGGTACTACAAAAGGAAACTCCATAAAACCACCTACTGATAGTTCATTACCATTTTTGTATTCTACATAAACAGATTCAAACTCCATGTTCTGTTTATCTTTTTTATTAGGATTAAAGTCTTGTCTTGGATATACAGCATGTAAAATATCTATTTCATCAAATGGATCTTTCTCTACTTTGTTTCTTGCTTCTTCAGATAAGTTATTACCAAACTGTTGAGCAGCAGCTCTAAGTGTAATTTTAAATTTTCTGTATACTGTATCTATTCTACCTTTATCATTTTCAGTAATATATATTTCATTAATGTGTCTTGTAGAAAATTTTAAAAGATCGTTTTGATCTTCTTCAATAAACATTGCAGCAGTACCAAATGTAATTAGATCATGATACAATTCAAATATTTCTTGTTGAAAGTTTGATCTATTAAAAGCTGTATACATAGTATCGGTTACACCTTCTAACCAAAGTTTTGCTTCATCATCTGAATCTAATCCTTCATCCTTATATCTAAGTGAGAACCAAGGAGTAGAAGGGTTAGTCAACATTCCATGTAGGGATGCAGCTAACAATTCTACAGCTTGTATTGGAGAGGAATCAAAAATAAGTTCTGTTCGTTTATCACCTTTTGATCTTGTTCTAGTTACATCAGCTTTTCTAGGTTGCATGTAGTCTGCAACTTCTTGCCAATGTGTTTCCCAGTTTTGTCTACCAGTTTTAAGGCGATCAAATCTCGCCATGATAGTTTTTGTTAAATCAGTTTTTGCCATTACGCACCTAATAAAGTTGGTTTACCTAATACAAGATTTCCTGTAGCTCCTCTTTGAGAGGTAAGTATTGTTTGCCTTCTACCTCTTCGTTTTGTTTTTCTCATATCATAAGCATCATCAATTTCTTTTTCCTCTGCTAGTTTAGCTTCAGTAGTTTGTACTTCTGTACCGCCAATATTTTTTTTAACGATAACTGGTTGAGCAGATTGATTGTTGTTATCATCTCTTCCTCCACCTACATTGCCGGGTTCTTTTGAATAACCTAATCCATCTAATTGAGTTTTAAATCCTGATGATAAAATAAAATCATCACTCATATCAGATACTCTTAAACCTTTTTTTGTTGCAAAGGCTTTTCTTCTTTTTAAATTATTTTCTCTTACAAATTTAGATTCTGAAATAGCTTTTGCACCTTTACCTACAAGTGATGCTTCAAATAATTTTGTTATAGGAGATTTTCTACTTTCTCTATTTGCTCTATTTTGATCTTCAATTTGTTTATTTACAGTTTTAGTTTTTCTTGAACTGTAAGTAGTGCCACCAGTATATACTGCCTCTGCTCCTGAAACTTGATTATCTGATCCTCCGCTAGATGCTGCTCCCATAATTATACTCCAAATGTTAATGAAGATTTAGTTTCTTGCTTAGTTTCTTTTGTAGATTCTTGAATAATATTTTTATCTTGCAAGACTAAAGGTTCTTCAATTTTAATTTCTTCCTTAACTTTTTTAGTTTTTTTTACTGTTGGTTTTTTTTTAAATATTTTTTTTAAACTTTTAATAATCATCTGACTTACCTAATAGTGTATTTAAAGCATCTTCTTCTGTTTCCTGTATACCAAGAGGACCAGTAAGAATAGTTGATCTTCTACCTTTTCTTTTTCTTCTAATAGCATCTTGTTCTTTTTTAATTCTTTCTTTTTCCTCTGGTGATAATTCTGTGCTAGGCGGCTCTGGCGGTGGTGGAGGTGGCGGCAACGCTGGCATTTTCGGTTTTAAGAATCCCATAATTATATAATCCTATATTCATTATCTGCTACACTTTGTGGAGCAATTTGTCTATCATTTATTTCTTGTAGTCCAACAGCTAGATACCTCATGCTATCACACGCATGCGAACTCCAATCATGTACAGGTTTCGATCTGAACATTCTATTTTTGTCGATGTACTTCCTATGATAGTGTCTTAACGCATCTATTAAATTTTTGCAATGGTCTACATCAATCCAACATCTCGGCAAGATCATGGTGGTTGCGTGTATGCCATCTTCTAATGGTATTTTAGGTACGACCTTGAACCTAATTCCTAACTGATAGGCGACCTCTCTCCGGGTCTTGCCATTGCTAAAATCTGTAACTTCGATGTCGTGTGGTGCAAAGTGATCTTTGTAGATGTAATCTTTTTCCTTAATCATCTGAATATAGTGCGGTAGTCCTTGACCTCTTTCTTCATGGTAGTCAATAATATTGATTGCTCTACCTAGTTGTTGAAAGAATATAATTGAGCTATGATCTGAAACTCCTAAATCCCAACTCGTTGATACTGGTAGGCTAGGATCGTATGGTACTCTAGTTATCTGTCGTTTGTTATCTAGCTTTGCAATCTCATCACCATAGATAGCACCTTCGATGTTTGCGATCCAATCACACTCAAACTCTTGCAGATACTTCTTTTCACCCATTACTTCTTTCGCTTTGTCTAGTTCCTCTTGGTCGACAATTTTCGTATCGCTAGCTTTAGCTTTATAGTGAAACCAATCATCCGCACCTTGTGCGTGTTGGTATAGTTCATAAAAATTATTATTCATTCCTTGTGGTGTACCGATAAAAACACAGTACCCCTTTCTGTCGGATAGTGCTGGTCTGATAATCTCAGGAAATAGTTTCTCATTAACATTTGCATACTCATCAATCACGCAGCCATCAAGGTAGATACCCCTCAAGCCATCTGAGTTTTCTGAGCCTAGCAAGGTGATACGAGAGCCATTTGGTAAATCAACTCTCAGTTCTGTTTCGTTGAACTTTGTGTAAGGTATCTTAGCTGTAAACTGTTTTATATAATCCCAAGCAATAGCTTTTGATTGTTTGAAGGTGGGTGATATGTAGGCATACCTAGGGTTTTTGTTCTTAGAAGTTAAAGCTGATCTAATCAAATGATTTAGAACTGCCACAGTTTTGCCAAATCTTCTATGACAAACTAATACACTCCATCTGTATTTATCTATTTGATTATGAATGTAGGCTTGATGCTTACGAGGTGTGTAAGGTATTTTTATATCCATAAATTAGTGAATTGATTTACTAGGCATATCATCAGTTGTTTCGTAATCAAAACCAATAGAAAGCATAAGATATGTAATAAACAACTGTGAAGCTAATTCATTAGGAAAACCCTCAAATACTACTACAACATTGTTTGTGCCTTTTTCAATAAACGATACTGACTCTAAACCTTGTTTTAAAAAATCATCCATATACTATATCTAGTTTATTATTGGTGGTCTGGCAAGTTGAACGAAGGCTGTGTGTAAGGGTGTCCTCTAATCCGGTATATATATATGTTGTGGCTGCGGCTAAAACTTTGGCTACATGGCAAAAAATAAAAACAAAAACTATAGATAATCGCAGGCAAAAACACTTCTACAACTGATAATTTTCTATTATCACTATGACAATTCGGTTAATATCTATGTAATTTGTGATCCGCTTATATATGCGAGATTTTGCGAGAGGTCGTTCTATGTCTTGATACTAACTTTATATAAACCAATAAAAAACCCCTAACTAAAATTAATTAATCAGGGGTTAGTGTTTATTATTAAAAGAATAAATTAATAATATATTTTGTAATGCTATCTTGCATAAATACATCAATACAAATAAACATCATAAAAACAAATATAATTAACTCAATGTTTTTAGTCATATATTATTTACTTAATTGCAATAGTGAGTTTGGAACAGCATATTCAATGTCAGCACTTTTAAACGCTTTCACCAATTCACTTAATATGGCGTTAATATCCCCGCCACTATATAAAATATTATAAGCCAATTCTCTTTTAGATTCTAATATTTGTCTTAACTTATGATTTGATTGAACGCTTTTAAATGCTTCTTGGTAGCAAGCGTCATTAAGTTGATCTATAAAGTAATTACTAGCTTGATCGTCTATTTCATGCCTTGCACTATAACCGCTAAAACTTTCAGACCAATCTCGCACATTACGAACCCTGTTGCAGTGGTCCTCAACTTCTTTAGCTTTTTTTCTTACATCCTCTAATAATTTACGCTCAATAGCGTCTTTATTCATTAGATGCTTTTTATACTTTTTTTCAGCTTCAATTAAATTAGCCATTTTTTTATCAACCTTGACTAATTTTTGAAAGCTAGGTTTTTTCTTATCTGAAAGCGTTTGAGCTTCTTGCTGTATTTCGCTTTCAATCGCTTGAGCTTTATATCGAAACTTTTTATTTATTTCCTCTTTATAATGCTCTAACTCATTTGATCTTATTGGTTTCATATTTACCTTTTATTGTTAGTTGTTTTTGTCATTATTGACATTTAAACTTTTATAACTACATAACCAAAATGTCTATATATATTTACATCTGCGACATTATTGACCATGTTAATATATAACCAATATGTCTATATATATTAAAACAACTAAAATAAAAGGTAAAATGAAATATAAAATATACAATGAAGAAGGAATATTGGTTGCTTGTGATGAGGATAGTATTTTGGAATTACTAGCAGAAAATGGATATGAAATAAAAACAAAAATAGAAAAAAAACAAAAAAAGAACAACCATGAAAAAAGATAATATAAATATGTATCAAGTGCCTATTAAAAAGATATACCGGGTTAAACAATACTGGACCGATTGGCTCAAGTATAAGTTGCCAATTCCTAAAAAGATCACGCCATATAAATTAAGAAATCTTTTAGGGGGTTATAAATGACAATTACAAGGTTACATAATGGAAGCTACTATATAAGCGATATTATAAAGGGTCATTTAATAGAGCAAGTCTATTATTTTTATACTAAAAAAGAAGCTATAAAACAATTTAGACAATACAGAAAGCAACTTAAAAATGAATAAAGAAAAAACATATTATTGCGATATTGATATTAGTTTTGGCGGTAACTCTTTTGAAGCTAAATCTAAAGAGGAATATATTAAAAAAGTAAAAGATAATTTTAAAGAGGAATTTAATATAGATTTAAAAGACCATGAAATTAAAAATATAAATTATGAATAAATTTTTAAAAGATTTAAAATTTTATGAATTATATTATAGGCATGAATATCAATGCTTCTTAATTGGTTTTTTATTAGGCGTTATATTGTTTTAATATGGTACATATGGATCTGTGGTGGAAGGATTTAGGCAGCCTTCTTAAATGTTGCGACAGCATAACAGCCACAAAAAATTAAAAATTATGACAAAGTTTAAATGGTCTCAAAAATACTACAAAAATCTAAATAAAAAACAACATTTAATCAATAATATATGGTTTAATAACATATTAAAGCAGCTTAAAAAAGATGGTTTTTTATATGTACCAAATATAAACAAATCATTTAATAAAAATGGACAGGAAATAAAATAAAAAAAAATAAATAATAAACATACAACGAAATAATAAATTAGATTTTTTTTTGAATAATAAACTGCACTATCAACGAAATAATAAATTAGAGTCTCAACGAAATAATAAATTAGAGTCTCAACGAAATAATAAATTAGATAAAATTCTTGATCTTAAAATTCAAACTTTATGTAATATTATTCTTGCGAGGGGGTTGGGTTATCATCAACTACTACAGCGTCTGCCTCAATCAGATCAGGTGTATCTTGCCAGCTTACAGAAATTTTCTGATCTATATTTTGCTTTATCGGTTTATTGTCAGAATAAAGATCGGTCAGCTTTCCTGCTAGGTAAGTAATAAATTTTGTTTTCTCTCTGATCCATAGTATCTGATTAGGGTTTTCTACTTCTTGGTATTGAAATATTTGTAGCAGCTTATCTATTAATGTTTGGATACCAATTTTTCTAGCCTCAGTTATTTTGTGATTGAGTTCTTTGTCTTTCTTTAAGATTGCATAAAACTTTTGTAAGCTCATCTGTGAGACAGAGAGTTTTTTGTCCTCTAAAATTTCTGAAAGAGTTACGCCTCGCATAAGCATATTTTCTATAGTATCGACTTCTTTCATTAGTTCCAATTCTAGGTTTGATTTCTTTGTAATAGTATTGTTCAACTTCTTCTCTTGACTTGTCTTTGAATTGTTTGAGCTTTGAGAGTGCTTTGATTCTTGTGTCATCGGTATAGTTCTTTTGGTTAAATCCTTTTATATTATTACCGCCATGAAACCTACATAAATATTTTCCATTAGCAGTTGGGTATCCTTTTGCTTGGCATGGTCTTTTACTTTTTCTTGTTAGACCTTGACAAAAAACTTTTCGTTGCTGAAATCCTGCCATGTTTTCTTTTATTCTCTGCTACCTTATTCTTATAAAAATAATTAGTATTCTTTTGTACATTTTGTACTGCCTTATTTATAACATCTTTTGAGACATACTTCACTCCTTCTTGTTCTTTTATTTGAAGAGCCTGTTTACACAAATAAGGGTTATCATTATCCTTAATAGCTTGATTTAGTTCTTTGGTTGTAAACTTAGACGCTAGCTTTTCTAAGATAGTCTCTTTATCGCTACCACCCTCTGCAAGACCTTTTATAAAGATAGTTATATTACTGTTAGTTGTTATGTTAGTTCTACTAATATTAGTCCTGTAGACACTACCCATGTGTCCTGTAGACACATCATAGTTTCTCACAGACACAACTAAATCTTTATTAATAGTATATAATGTAGTAGACTTTTGGCGTTTTTTTGTAATAATTTGTGATCTCTCTAACAATTCAGTAGTTCTAAAAATAGTGCTGCGACTAAGACCTGTCATACTAGATAGGGTGGCTTGGCGTGGATAACAGGTTAAAGTCCTAGAGTTTGCGAACTTTAGTAAACAAATGAATACCAAATAGCAGTAAGCTCGGTGTTTGTTTGGAATGGTTCTAAATTGTTTGCTATCAAATAAAGAGAACTTAACCCTTATGTGTGGCTCATACTTCTGTTGCATTTTTGCAACACCTCCTGTGTTCCTTATGCAACTCATATAAATACCTTAACCACTCATCCTGTGTTAGCTCATATATCTTACTCACAGGCTCTGTAATGCGTTTTATCCTAAATTTCATATCCTTACCCATAGGAGTGTAAAAAACTAAAAATCCGGGTATCTGAAGAGCATTAGCGACTATCTTTGTAAGGGTTGTAGCCTTGTAAACCTGACCCTTGTCATAGCAAGTTTCTTTTACTGCTAAAGGTTGATAGCATTTAGGACAAACCTCAATAAAATCTATGTCTATACCGGCTAATCCTTCAAATTGTCTGTGCCAATCATTATAATCCCCATTACTAAAAGCGTAGGTCCAGCGTGCCATAAGTTATTTATTTTTAATTATTATTATCTCGTTTTCTTTCTCTTCAATTATTCTTTCATAATCTAACAACTGATTAGATAGTTTTTCAATGTGCTTCTTGTGTCGTTTGAGTTCATCCCTGCATTTTTTTAGCTCATCCGGACAACCTATCTCATCAAAGATTTTATCATTTGTCATTGAGTACCTCTATCTTTTTGACTACTGATCTTGGATATGTTGTAGTGTTACCAACTGTAAGTGAACCATCATCTTCATCAAAACTATGTGAAGCAAAGATGATAACTTTTTTTTGATCTTTATGTAAAAGATACCCGGTATCCTCACACCAACTATAGCTTTGATCCTTTGCTTTCTCAAGCGTCATCCATTCAGAATTACTAACAATATCTTGCCAATACAAACGCACTCGCTTGTATTTAAACTTCTTCTCTTTGCCAGTATTCTTCATAGAAATCATTAGGTTGTACTTGTTTGTTGGTTGCTTTATATATTTTTAACATTACTATAGGATGTGGTATTCTCTGTCCTTTAGCGTAGCGTTGTACATTGGTTGCAGGATTAATATTAATTATACCAAAAGCATTAGCTGCTTGTGAATAACTTAACTTATTCTTTTTTATCCATTCTGATAATTTCATAAACTCCTTTCGTGAAATATGCCTAATACCATAAAGGTTATGTATTGCAAGTAAAAAATAATAGTAGACAAACTGGTATAAATGACTATATTGATTTGAAACAACTATGAAAGAATACTTTTCAAATATTAATGGTGGTCTAGGTTTAGATCATTGGTCGCCTTCAAGTACAGATATGCCTTTGGCTAAATGGGTAACTAATTATGGTTATCATTCTCCTAAAGAAAGAGACGGGTTCTTGATGAACTATAAACCTAGAGTTGGAAACCTTACCAACAACTCAGCTCAAAGATTACTATGTGAATATAGATACTTCAAAGATAAGAAAGTAAAAATAGATAACAGAGATTACAATGAAATATACAAACAAGAACTAAATGACATCAATAAGTATGATCCAATAGATACACAAGATAAGTTTGCAAGAGATAACATAGATGAAATTGCACATAAGATTATTGAACAAATAAAAAAACTATACAAAGAAATATTTAAAGATGAAAAAACTGCAGCCGAAAGATATGTAGCTGCAAGTGTCAAAGAATTAATGCACGATATTATAGGTCGTATAGATTATGAAAGTAATACAAAATTTTTAGAACTAAAAACAAAACCTAGCAAATGTTACAAAAGAAAAAACAAAGATGAATACTATTGGAAGCAACAAGAATTAAGTGAAGATTCAATCTTTGATGGCTACTGGAAACAAGTAGCTTTCTATTGGAAGTGTACCGGGAAGAAACCATTTTTAGGTTTGGCAAATGAAACAGATTACTTAATCTTTGATGACACACATGAGAAGATGAGAGCCGATCATTTAGAATATCAATTCAACTTGATGACAAAAAAAATTTATAGATGGGAACAGATGATTATATATTGTAAAGGTAATCTATCTCAACTAGCAGAGCTAACAGAAGAGCCAGACCTTAATCATTTCTTTCACTATAAAAATCTAACAGACAAACAAAGACAACTAATAAAACAACTATGGGGGATAAACGCATGAAAAAAATATATCAAAAATTACACCAAGCATGTTTAAATGCAGGTGGCGTAAAGAAAGGAGAGAAAGTAAAAGGTATGCACTTCAATCCTTTGCTGCACGATGCAGTACAAGAGGTGGCTGTGCAAGCATTACTGGACCAAAGACTATATCCAATGTGTAGCTATAAAACAGATACACATGAAAGTTATGTGATGGTTACTTGCTACATGAGAATACACGATGTGGATTCAGATGATGTAGTTGAGATGAATGGTTGTAGTGCTATGGGTGGCTTAGATAAGTTTGGTACTGGTCAAGCTATGTCATACTCAAGAAAGTATGCTTTCTTAAACTTATTAAATTTAAAAACAGGTATCAAAGACGATGATGGATATGAAGCAAAGCCATTTGAAGAAGTAAAAAAGATTCCAAGTACAAATGGAAAGAAGAATATTAAGCTCGATATGGAGCTTGATATGGGTCTAATAAAAGATGACATAAAAAAAATAGATGACATCTATGCTCTGAGAAAATGGAGAAAGGCTAACTCAGAATTATTTGACTCTAATAATAAGTCTCAAAGAGAATACAGACAGATAACTGATTTGTATGAAACTCATGAGACAAAACTAAACCAAGGAGTAATAACAAATGGCTGATGATATATATATTAAGCTAGTAAGAAACGATAAGAAGAACGCACCAGAGCAACCTGATTGGGTTGGTCCACCAAATGAGGAATCTCCACCTGATAAAGATTGGCGTATTGGTGTTAAGATAGGAGAGACTTGGCACAATCAAGCAGGCTGGGATGATGAGAATGGTATGATTACTGTTAGACTTAGAGCAAATGATAGGTCTAAGTCGGGATCATCTGGTGGTGGCACACCAAGTTTTGCACCAAAAAAAGATTATGCAAAACAAAGCTACTATGCTAAAAGATAATAGGTATTAGTTTATATACCTTTCGATGAGGTGGAGTTTTTATTGGCATCCCTTTCTGCCGTCTTTAGTTGTTTTCTCTGCCTCATCACCTAGTTATGGACACAATAAATTTATCAGATAAGATTTTAAAAAAAATTATGGAGGATCGGCAAGAAGATTATGGCGATTATAAGGAGAACTTTAGGCTAATCGCTGTAATATTTAATGTTATATTGCACGACAAATTGAAAGATGATATAGAACCACACGAAGTAGGACAACTAATGATGGGTTTAAAATTATATAGAACAACTAAAAAATACAAAGCAGATAACTATGATGACCTTGAGATATACTCAAAAATGGCTAAAGAACTACATAAAATAAGTATAGACAAAAAGGATTAAATGACTAAATATATACGAATTAAATCTGGCGAGGCTAATTTTCAATTAGTTGAAAGATTTGATGATGTAAAGAAAGCTGCAGACCCCAACGCACAGGGTGAGTATGTAGAATGTAAAGTAGAGAATGTTAAATTAGACTTTACTAAAGTGAAAAAGGAGAAGGATGGAAAAGCTAAGACAACGACTCCAGAAGTTGAAAGACTTGCAACAGAGAAAACATGAAGCATATCTTGCAACTAAATATAAAGCTGACAAGTTACAAAAAGATAGCTTTAGATTAATATGGAAAGTCGAAAGAGCTAAAGAATTGTTGCTGAGATAAGTAACAATTAATATAAAAAAACAAAGAAAGGTATAGGGATCGTATGCTTAAAACTAAGCTACAAACATTTAAAACAGCAATGAAAGCACCTCAATATGAAAAACTATCAAAGTATGAATTAAAAATATATCAAGCTGGTTTTAGAAATGGATATAAACTTGCAAGAAATAATATTAAAAAAAAAATAAAACACAAACCAAAAAAAATTATAAATTTTCAATTCAATAGCACAACTCCAAAAAATATAGATCAAATAATAAATAAAGTATGTGTTAGATATGAGGTACACAAAAAAACTTTATTAGGTAAATGTAGAACTCAAGATATAGTTCGTGCAAGAAATATAATACACAATATTTTAAATGATAAATACAATATGAATCTAACAAATATTGGTAGATACTTTGGACAGGACCACACTACAGTATTACACTCAATACAAATGAAAGCTAACAAAGAAAGATTTTGGAGTCCTGAACAAACTATTTGGGATGAGTATTTAGATTTAATTAACTAAACTGTCTAAATCTTCTTACCTTTGCTGCAATACTTTTAGGTTGTTTGCTAAATTGTTTGCCTTTTCTTTTAGCTTTTCTTTTCTCCCTTGTTGTTGCTGCATACTCCGCAGCACTCAAACTTTTTATTGCAGCAGAAGGCAAATATCTTTCGCCAGTAATGCTCGATTTTTTTCCAGATTTTGTACGCCACTTCTGTCTACTCCAAGCTCTTAAACTTCTTTGAGTTTTTGATAAAGCCATTATCTATAACCACCACCAGCAGCCTTATATCTTTTAGCCAATAGTTGTGCTTTTCTAGCACTCCATTTACCAGCAGCAGTTCCTTGTACATTAGATGCTAATATTCTTTTAAACATTCTTTTTCTCATACCCGGTTTAGTATAATTACCAGCTTTATTAACTGTGTTTTTTTTTTTAGCCATATTATTTTCCGACCATCTTTTGTGCTTTCTTATGAGCAGCAGTAAAAGATTTACCAGCTCTCATTTCTTTTCTCATCATAGCCATATGTTTTTTACTATGATGTACTGAATGTTTTTTTAGTGTACTCTTTTGTCTATCAGTTAGTTTTTTCATTATCTTTTCTTTTTCTTTTTGTTCATTTTTAATTTTCTAAAGTCTGCAGCATCTATTTTATTTGGATTACCTGCAACTCTAGCAATCTTCATTTGTTTCTTTGTAAGTTTTTTACCCGGCATCAGTACATTCTCCCTTTTGCTTTCTTAGCTTTTTTAACTTTCTTTGCTTTCTTTTTAGCCATAGGCTTTTTCATTTTCTTTCCGTACATTGTGTTTCTCCTTTAGTTTGCGTTCACAATAATTATCAAAACAACTTCCATCACGACCATCGTGGCAAAAGTATTTCTTACTATGAGTTATAATCCATCCGCCTTCATTACTCAATAGTTCTTTATTACACTCTTCACATAT